GAGTCTATATCAACTAAAAATGTAGGGGGAGTATACCTTGATAAAGGGAATATCTCGGGAATGGATTGAGCGAGAGTAAAGCCCTTCCCGGGATCCTTGACATAGAACTTCTCTATTTTCCCGCTTCTTATATGAATTGTCCCTCCAGATACTAGAGCTTCTAAGACTAGATCGCCTTTAGGAAAAAACCAGCTAGGTTTCAAGATTGCGTTAGGGTAAAGGAAGCCGCTGCCACTACCCGTCCCCAAGTTGCGGCCTGGATCAGGGTCTGCTATTAACCCAACCACTGCGGCTATATCCATCGTCCAGTGAGGATCGAAGCTGCAATCCTCCGGGTTAAGCATGGGGTCAAATCCATATCCCGGATCAATGGTTTCGATGCTAGATATATTTCCGGTATCATTGACCTTGGCTTTAAATTTCGCTGTAATCGCCTCCCATTGATTCAAAACGCCACCAGCCTCTAAAAGTATCTTGCCTTGGCGAAATTTAGACCGTCCATAAAAAACAATATTACTATTGGGCCTATACCCTTGATTAGAATCAGGGTTTTCGCCATCAGGTTCCACGAGCTCTACTCCATAACCTTGATTAAAAATAGATTGAGTAATCTTTTGGCCTGCGGCAGAAGTTCCGTCCCATTTTGTGTAGCCACCCCCTTTAGATGTTACTTTTATAAAATCAGGTCTGCCTGTTGATATCCAATTATCTAAGCCAGCAGAGATTGTTGATATTCCCGTCACTCTGTAACTTTTTGTTGGGAAAGCTGGGTGGGGAGTTTTAAGATCTAAAACTTCTACATTTACCTCAACTGTCGCCGCAGAGGTAGGCGGCGAGACCCCGACGGGGGATGAGGTTAGCTCAATTGTTTGCTTTACTGTATAAGGTTCCGGTTGGCCGCCGAGCACGTTACGAAAGGGATATTTGCCATGAACATTGAAAATCCCCGCAGCATAATTAGAGTTTGTATTGGGAGTATTATGTTTAATATGGTCGGTCCAAGTTGTTTCTATTGTATTAATATTCCTTCTAGCACTACTGTCATAAGCTATTGCATTTCCTAAATCGTCTTTAATTTGACCGGCCGTATCTATCATGAAACCTACAGACTTGCTGCTGCTACTGTCGTCAATTTTGCAATAAAAACCTAAGTCTTGATATTTATAGTTTGCTTTTTGAACGTCGTCTATCTCCGCAAAAACTACAGGCTTTTCGGCATCTACGTCTTGCGGGTAAATTGGAGTGTACATCCTCAAAGTTGTATCAAAAACGGGTTCATCGGGAACAAATAGTAGTTGAAGCCCGGACACCTTTCCTGAGTTGTTGACCTTGGCGACACAATCTATATTTGTCGGCATCCAATTATAGCTGGCAAAGGTGCCACCTGATCCGGTACTTTTTCTAAAACAAAAAACAGTAACTCTCGGGCAGTGATTATTATAATAGAATCCTTTGCTCGAGACCTTGTCCCCCCTAAAGTTGGTGCTGTTGTCGTTTGGAATGGATCCGTCTTCTAAGATTTTAACTAGATCAAGGTTAGCTCTACCGCCCTCGCCGGCGGTGCCCCCATCTGAAATTCCCACAGAAGGATTAACTATCGAGCCGGTTCCGGGGCACCATTTAAGATACTTTCCTCCGCCATGAGCCTTGGTGTTGTAGGTTCGAACAGTTGTTTCGGCAGGCTCTTGGCCCGGTATCCAGCTCTCCGCGACAAACTTGCCGTACACAACGTTCGCGAAATTCTTGTCTCTCAAAAGCACCCCGAGGGGAACCGGTTTACCTTGTGTCAAGGTGTAGTCAAACGCATTCTCATAAATTGCGATTTTGTTAACCGCAGCCGAATTAAACTGTGCATTGTAGTTGTTTAGCGTGACTTTGGCGATTGCCACTTTAGCACCTGTAAAAGTTGCCTTAACATCGCCAAGATTCGAATATTCATCTAGAGTTATTCTGATTTGAACTAGGTGATTTGTCCGATTGGATATATAACTTCCAATATCGACAATAATTGCTTTTGTTTTGTTAGCTTCTATCTCAAAAGCACTGGGCGAGTCTAAATATATTCTTACGGCCTCATCCCATCCAACATTGAGCAAAGGCTCAGCCCTCTTTTTGTAATCTTCAAGTAAATCTGGGATAAACTGCGGCTTCGCATTTAATAACTGAGTAGCATCGGTAGCCATGTCCAAAACCTTTGACTTTGATACTCTGTCTTGTCCGGTGAGCTTTCTTAAAGTGGTATTGAAAGTAGCTGGAAAATCTATGGGACTAATGTTTACTGTCTTAGTCGCGGATTGATACCCCACACCTATGCTGTAGTCAGTTCCCAGAATACCTTTATTGTTCTCAAGGGCACTTAGTTGAAACACTCCAGTAATTCCAACGCCATCTACATTTTCAGATTTAAAATAAGAGGCGGGTAGCTTATTGTCCGTACTCACTCCATCATGTACATCTATCAATGTGCTATTCGTATTGGGGTGAATGGAGCCGTCGCCAGTTCTTAATGTGAAAAGTTTAGTGTTTGAAACATGCCCAACAACGGCGGGCATTTTTGTGTTGTTGATAATTGCAGTTTGAGGGGAGTTTCTGTCAAATGAAATCCCACCCATTACTGCCTCTTTAGAGATAGCGGGCTTTGAGACGGTAATGCTAAACCCGGTTGCGTCATAGGGAGCGCCATTTCCGCTTATGGAAAAAGTTCCATTTCTAGGGTAATAGTTCGAGCCTGGTTCCAATATCGCACAATTATGTGTATTCGAGTGGGAGTTCAATCCTCCATTTACCGTGTCATATTTTAAGGCTGAAATTGTAGCTCTAGGACTATCAGGAATCGATAGACTAGGGTAGGAAATAGAAGGGAAAGAGGAGTAACCGTTATCTCTTGACCCTGTAATTGGTCCGGCTAGACCCTCTATGGGCCCTTCTGAAAGAATCTCTAGAGACTTGTAAATTCCTATGGATTCTAGTTTTTGGAATGAACCCCTAGATCCAACCTTCATAGTCGAGCTAGGACTCGTATAAGACAACGCGATGGATTTTTCATCTTGAACACAAACCTCTCGGCTTGAGGCTGGCCTGCAGTTTGCATCTAGTTGGCCGGGGAGGGGATAAAGAAAAGGTCTGGCATTTTTAGGGCCCCCTAAATCGACATGTTTAGTGCTACTACTGTTTTGGTATTTAGCGGAGCCAATAGAAGGCCCTTGAACTACATGCTCTCCGCCAAGTTCGTCACCGAAGCCAGCATTAGTAGCTTCATTATCTTGAGCATTCTTTCGGAATAGCTTAGCTTGACTGGAGGACGAAAAGGCAAGGGCAAATCTTTTTGATGAATCTTTAGCGGCAGTTTTAAATGCTCCAAAAGCCTCAGGTGTTGAATCTCTTAAGTCCCTAACTTCCTTGGGTTGTATAAAATCATAGTCAACCCCCAATCGGGCGAGCCTCGAGGATTGAGGTTTCCCTTTGTAAATGAAAGCCTCATCATTGTCATAATCATAGTTTTGAATGCTTGACGATATTATTTTGGAGCCCACCCTGAGTTGTCCATAAATAATAGGAACTGGAGATCCCTGCTCTACTCTGTTTTCGTTTTGAGAGTAAATATAAGATTTAGTTTTAATTATCTCGTTCTCTTCCTCCTCGTTTCCTTTCATCGCTTTGGTGATTTTATTCATTAGCCAACTCATACCGAAGCTAGCAACAAAACCCGAAATACCCTGTATTCCGGCCGCTCCGGCCCCGGCAGCGCCCATTGCTCTGGGATGCATATGATAAACGTTATCTTTCGATTCTAGATGAATATATTGTTGACTAACTTCTTTATTATCGGAATCAACAAAAACATAATCTACCCCTTTAATTATTTTTTGTATAAAATAACTTCTAAATTGGGGGTGATTTGCGGAAATACCATTAAGGATGCCGTTAAATGTGTTAGCATCAACGACCACTTCCGGGGCAAATAACTCCGCCATCTCTCCGTGTAATATTATCCTTTTCATTTTTCCTTATACCTATATACTTTATACACCTGATTCCAAGTATCATTTGTAATTAATTCCTCCTTAGACAGCATGCCATAAGGATGATGGGAGATTTTGGAATCTCCAGAGCATACCCCTAAATGGAAAAATTCAGTGATAGACGGCTTAAATATAACAACATCGCCGTATTGAATATTTTCAATATCACTAACATGATTAAAATGAATATCTAAATTGGAAATTAAACAGTCATTGGAATTCTTAAATTTCCTACCCCAATCCCGATATTTTCGTAAGAGGTTAATTTTAAGCTCTTTTAAATAAAAGTCCTTAAAGAAGATTAAGCAATCCTGAAGGTGGCTCGCATACATCCTCCCGTACAGATCTGGAGGCTTATGACTTTTGGGAAAATATAAAAAACTGTCCCTACTTGCGGGGGAAAAAATATAACTCGGCAAGCAGAGAGATTCAGAAATTTCAATATCAAGCTCGCTAGGCTCCACAGATTCAATTGTATGACTATGAAACAAACAAAATATATCTTTATTAATTAAGTGCTTACTGAATAACTCATTTTCTCCAATAAAATAATCGCCACCATGAAGGAAATGGTTTTCAATAGGCAAAAAAGATAACTCAAAATTCTTTAAAACAAAAATGCCTAAAGATTCTCTATCTTTATTCCTTATGGCATGCTTGAACGCATCCAGTATAGGCTTAGTATTGCCATGTTCCGGGAAACCCCCCAAATGGTAATCCATTAGTCGCCTCCTTTAAGCCGAATCTAGTCCTACAACCGCTAATGTTCTTAGGACATGCATCTGACACCCAGTTAACCTTATCGTTCTGAGGATTGCTTGCAGTTCCATTATTTAAGCATACATAAATTCTTGGAGGAGTGTCCGGAGATGTCGGGTCTGCAGGGATCTGAAGATAGGCTCCTTTACTGTAAGTGGTTCCCTCTACCCAGTTCGGTGTGGGTGTGCCGACTGCGAGGGGGGTGTACTCGAGGAGGTTCCCTTTTGAGTCTGTCGCCGGAGCCCCTTTGTAGCCACAGCCTATGTGGTGCCTGTATTGCCATTGGCAAGTGTTATAAACAACTTTTCTGTTGGGGATTTTTGCATTTTCGTACTCAAGCGGAGAAACCAATTCAAATTGAATAACATTTGCATTCTCTACGGTTTTCCTATTTATAATATATCTTTCAGGGGGGTAAGATGAAGCTGTTGGAGATCCGTATGGATTTAGGCCATTTGGAAAATTAACTGCATCTAAAAATCTTACAAACGTTCTTGTCCTGATTACCTCGTAACCTATAAAGTCTTTAAAGAATCTACTTTTTAAGCTAAAAAAAGAATCAGTGTTGTCTGCGGTAAGGGTTGGTCTGGGGAGTTTCGAATTAGCATAATCGAACCCGTCCGCCTTTATAGGGAGAAAAAGAAAGGGGTTCCCATTGAAAATTATTTCGTTTGTGTATCCATTTTCCCCCGCATGAAATCTATAACTTTTCATACTTTCATACTTCAAAACTAATTCGTACAAAACAATCATTGCGGAAGGCTCCGCTTTAAAAATTTCTTTATGAATTTCGTTTTTCATGCAAACTATTATAAATTCAGTAATCTAAACATTCAATAAAAGTGGCATCAATACTGTGATTGTCTTTATATGTATAGGAATGAGTCCACTCTGGGCAATAAAAATGAGAAAAGGTTCTACGGTGAGGGGTGGTATTGGTTGAGTCGCTTATGCTGTTTCTATATTCAGACGGAAGGTGAAAGCCAAATTTCTTATGTCCGAGATGACTTTCAAGAAATAGTAAAATTCTTTTCGCCTCAAGATCGTCTCTCTGATTGAATTTTAAGTTTAAATTATGTAAATTAGGATTAAAGCCATACTTTGCATACTTTTTATAAATTTCAGAAGAAGTTGAAGAAAGGAATTTAGGAGTATGATTTATGGTAATTGAGGAGCTCGACCTAAAATCAAACATTCTAGTTGTGATAGTCCCACCTTCAACATGGGGGTTATAGGGATAATAAGAACATTCATTTGGGTTGTTGATAAAAATTGAGCTTCTTGATGGAGTGTTAGGTATAGTGAAATGTGTGTTGCTATTAAAAGGAAAATTAGATTTCAGGTCAACAGACCCATCTCCATCGTTAGCCCTTGAAACTATTTCTACATTTGCATATGATCCGGTGGCAAATATATTTACATTAGGCTGCAAGTCAAAGCCTTCATTGCATACCGATCCGATTCTAGTAATAGTTTGAACATCTGGAGATTTCGCAATAACTGTTGAATTTTCAAAACATGAGTCTATATTTTGATATTCACCATTATTATTAAAACCCCTGTAAGTTTCAATGCTGTCAAGTGAGGTTGCATGAGCACAGGCAAAAGAAGCAGAAACACTATTATTATTAAATTGTTTCTTATCGTGTTTAAATGAATTGCAATAGAAATTATTTGTCTTATACGGAAAGGGAGGCTGGTAAGCAAACGGGGTGATTCTTTTGTTATTAAATTTCCCCGCAGTATTATAACTTTGAGGATCGTAATAAAAATGACTTTGCAAAAAGCTTAAAATTTCATTAACCTCCGTGTCTGTCATAATATTAAATTCCAACTGGAGGCTCATGGACAAAGAGTTGATCCCTCTTGGCATTAATTTTTTATGATTATCCCCAAAGACGAGATCGTCGTTAAGGGAGGAGAAACTAGCTTTAGCTCCAAAAGATGGAGACCAGTTAAAGGCGGAGTTATTTTTGTTTAAAATATCCATTACTTATAATGTTGTTTTACTGATATTTTTCCTTTAAGATAGCCGTCTTTACTTACCGAAAGATCTTGAGAGCTAATAATTCCACTGCAATTAAAGGTATGCAAAAGCCCTTTGTTGTTCTCATCAAAACTGGAATAATTCAAATCCCTTAAGCTCACACTTAGGTTCGCCCTCTTACCCCCAAACCCTTCAGACAAAATGTTTGGATTGATTCTTTCCCCTTCTATAGACATTGATATTGATGTTCGATCCTTTGATACTCTAGTTGGGGTAAGGCCATCACTTGACGCCTTGTCTCCAGTTCCAATTTCAAATCTGGGAGATCTAGAGACATCGATGTTGTAGGAAAACCCCACGGGAGTGTCAATGCCGTGGTCAGATGTACCAATTATATTAGATGACATTCCGTGAGGGACTGATTGCTGATCGTACAATGATGATGAATAGTAATTCGGTGTTATTGATAAATCCTCCACTAAAGACCCGTAAATATCAAAATTCGCCTGAGCCTTAGAAATGGAGTTAGGAGAGAGAGAAAAGGAGAGCCGCTTTAAATATGCATTGCTAAATCTAAAATCCCCAAGATGTCCAGTTACTCTCTCCTCATCTATGGGCGGGTATTGAGAAGGGCTTGAGAGCCCGGTAATGTTGAAAAAATGAGGCAAGTTGCCATTGTTTACATAGAAAGATACAGACAGGCTGCCTTTGACGGGGCCACTTGAGGTATATTTGTATATGGGATCGAAATGTCCCATT